GGATGGTTATCGTGAAGTTGCAGTGGAATATGTAAATATGATCAATGAAGCTATAACACCAATGAATCCATTTACAGCACCGCTTGCGGCTGCAGCCTTAGGATTTATGAGAGATATTGTGATGAAAGAATTGGATAGTGAAGGTAAATCAGTAGTGAAAAGTATTGAAATACTTTTAAAATTATCTACCAGATCGGAAAAAGTACCTTATCACAAATAAAAAAGGCACTCTGATGAGCACCCTTCCTGCGAAAATCCGCAAAGTATATTTTTCGAACAAATTAATTATACCATTATTTGCGGATTTTTTCAAGGGAACAGCTTATGAAAAGAAAGTATACAGACAACACAACAGATTTTACAGAACCATTTTGGGATAACCTCTGTCCGGTATGCAAGAAACGATTTTGGTCGGTTTCTTTGGATTGTGCATGTCCAAAGTGTGGGAATTATGATCTGTATGTGCTGAATGAATCAAAACACTTGAAGCATGATGCAGAAGAACTTAAGAAATTCCACAGAAAGATAATGGAGGATAAAGAATATGAAGGTAATAACGATTATGAATTATAAGGGCGGAGTTGGAAAGACCGCCACAGCAGTCAATCTTTCTTATAATCTGAGTGAAAGAGGGTATAAAACCTTGCTGATCGACTGCGATCCTCAGGGAAATGCATCATATTTTTATAACAAATACGATGAAAAGAAGAAAAGTTTAACAGGAGTTTTACAAGGTAAATATACTCTTGCAGCCGCGATCAGAAGAACAAAATTCAAAAATCTTGATATTGTACAGGCAGATCGTAACCTTGAATTTGTTAAGATCTACAGTCCGATCGAACTGAAAGATCAGATTCATCAATTGGGTGAAGATCGATACGATTATGTGATTTTAGATTGCCACCCAACATTTGAATTATATACAAAAATTGCATTGGTGGCAGCAGATCTTTGCGTGGTTCCAGTGAAACTCGATCAGAACAGCATCAATGGACTTGCTTTTTTTGACGAGCACTTTCAAGACATATTAGATCTTGCTCCAAACTGTGAGTATAAAGTATTAATTACACTTTGGAAGCCAACAAAAGCGAATAAAATTGGATTAATTGATCTGGTAAATAGACACCAGTATCCGATATTTAAGAGCCTTATTCGGGATTGTGCATCTGTAAATTATTCTACATATCGCAGAATGCCGCTAAGAAAATGCAGAAGTACAAAGAATGCATGCCTTGACTACAATGATTTCACGGATGAATTGATTCAGGAGGTGCAGTAAATGGATATGAATGATATTTTAAAAAGCATTGGACAGCAACAGACACAAGAAAAAAAGAAGTCTGCTCCGAGAGTACAAATGATCCATTATACAAAATTGAAGCCAAGCCCTGACAATTTCTATGATACGGAAGGCATAGAAAAACTTGCAGCAGCGATCAGAATTGCAGGAGAAGTCAAGAATCCACTGCGTGTCCGAAAAACAGACATAGATGAGTATGAGGTGAATGAAGGGCACCGCAGAAGATTGGCAACGATTTATAATGTTGAACAGCTTGGAATAAAAGAATTTGAATTTGTTCCGTGTGTTGTGGAAGACACGACAAGTACGATTGGTAAATTAAATCTGATCTTAAGCAATTCCACACAAAGGGAAAGAACCGAATACGAAAAGATGCAGGAAACAGCGAAGCTTAGAATCTTATTAGAGCAGTACGCAAAAGAAAATGAGACAAAGATACCATCGACGGATATGAGAAAGATGATATCAACAATTTTAGGCGTTTCAGGAACGAAAGTTGCACAATTAGAGAGTATTAACAGGAATCTTGTGGATGAAGCAAAAGAACAGTTTAAGGATGGAAGTATGCCAGTATCTATTGCAAATGAAATGGCAGGACTACCAGAAGAGATACAGAGAGATCTTTCAGGGCAGGAAGATATCAAATTATCTCAGGTAAAGGAGATTAAGGAAGATTCCAAAGAAAATGCAAAGATAATGTGTAAGTATGATAATTCAAAGAACTGTCATACGAAGCTGATTCAGAGACAACAGGAACATTTAGATACAAATGGACCGTGTTCTGGTTGTTGCAGATTGTGTGATCATCCAAGTAACTGCCGTTATAGGTGTGAAAATACGCCATTAGGATGGAAGCCAACACAACAGCATAAGGAAATTACAAAGTGTGCTTATAACGAGAAATATCAATGTAATATCAATGAAATCATTGAGAAATACAAAGCAGACAGAAATATCGCAGAGTGTCCAGGATGCTGTAAGTTGTGTGGGTATACATTCGAATGTGAGTATGTTTGCGAAAACGTGTTAGAAAATAAAAAGATATCAGAAAAGGATCTGGAAAGTGTAACGTTTACGTTCCAAGACGTAAAGACAACGCTTAGATATATTAATCAACAGATTTCAAAAACCAAGATGAATGACAAAGAAACAATCGTCAGATTAAAAGTAATATCTGAGTCATTAAAAAAATATTTGAAAGAAATGAAGGTGGTTACTGATTATGGCAGGTAGAAGAATGGTAAATATCCGGATCATTGACAGTGACAATTTTCTTGAGTTGCCACTATCGACACAGGCGCTGTATTTCCATTTGCTGTTACGTGCGGATGATGATGGTTTCATTAACAATCCGAAACGAATACAGCGCATGATTGGAGGGAGTGAAGATGATTTTAAATTATTGATCGCGAAGCAGTATATTCTTACATTTTCATCAGGAGTTATCGTGATCAAACATTGGAGAATGCATAACTGTATCAAAAAAGACCGATATCACGAAACAGACTGTATTAATGAGAAAAATATGCTGTATTTGAATGAAAATAAGACCTATACGTTTGAAAAACCGCAATGTATCCAGAGTGGAGACAGTTCGGAACCAGAATGGAACCCCAGTCTAGGTAAGGTTAGTCTAGGTAAGTCTAGTATAAATAATAATATACTGCCGGAGCAAGCCGGACAGCAGAAGCAGGAACAACAAAAACTGGAGAATGATAACAAAGATTTTGAACAGCTCTATCAGGGGGCAAGAGAATATCACATGCCGTTGAAGGATGGCGGTGATTACGTGGTCACTGAGAACGACGTTGAGAGATTTGAACAACTCTATCCAGATCTTGATATCCATGCAGAGATGAGAAAAATATATGCTTGGCTGATTAATAATACCAAGAAACGAAAGACAAAACGAGGTATGCCTAAGTTTTTGAACGGTTGGATTAATCGGTCATATGTCCAGTTTGTCCAGGAACCAAAGGCACGAGCTAATGCTCCTAAGCCACAGATACAGCACAATTTCACACAGAGAGATTACGACTTTGATGATCTGGAGCAACAATTACTGAGAAAGCAGCAGGAGGGAATGTGATGGCAAAGAAAAGACAATATGCAAACTCAAATCCAGTAAGGTTGAATCCGGTAAGTTTTGAGATGATTGAAGAAAAACTGAAAAAGATAAAGCCTGGAAGAAAGATAACGATTTTTGTACCAAGAAAATTGACACAAGACAACAAAGAACGATACAGAGTAGTGAAAGGCGAAGTCGCTGCGATCTACAGCAAGATGGTTCATGTTTGTGTTAAAGCAGGAAGAAGTACTTACAACGAATGTTTTTTGAAAACAGATTTGTATCGATGGCAGTTTAACGTGAAATAAACGAAAAAAGAGACAAGAACTTACGAGAAGTCCAATGCCTCAGAACAAGTATAACACATTCAGGAGGTATTGAACATTGGAAAATGAATTTGAAAAGGCAAAAAAATTTTTGAAAAAGATCAGATGGATCGACAATGAAATTGATGCATTGATTGAAGACAAGAAAAGCTATATGGACCTTGCAACAAAACGGACAAGCACCTGGGATGGATGTGGAGTACATAATTCAGGTTGTAAGGACCAGATGGCAGAAGTGACTGCAAAGATTGCTGACATTGAGAATGAGATCTGTGCAAAGATTGACAGATTGTTGGATTACAAAAAGAAAGTATCGAAAGTGATTGAGCAGATCGAGGATAAAGAGTGTCAAAAGATTCTTGTGTTAAAATTTGCAAGATATATGCCGATGGTTGATATTGCAGACAAAATGAATATGGATCGAAGTACGGTTTATCGAAAGTATAACAAAGCAATTAAAGCAGTACAGGAGATTTTGTCAGAGTCTGACAAAGAAAAACAGTGATGAAGAATGATCTGACGGCTTAGATCTCTGCCTGATATAACATGTAAATTATTTGTTGTTCTGCCAATCGGTGCTATATGTTGGATTCGGGCAGAGATCCAAGCCGTCAGGCTTGACACTGGATGTTTTATATACCACACGAGACAATTAAATAAAGATCCAGTCGCAATATAACTCATAAGAAACGCAAAAACTAATGCAGGAAATGCCCGGCTTCGGTCGGGCAGAAAGGAGAAATATGCCGAAGAAACAGTTTAGTGAAGAATTTAAGAAGAAAACAATTAAGAATATGATTCGTTTTGGACTTACAAAGAAAGAAGCAGCACATAAGGTAAAAGTAACAGAAACAGCCCTTGGTTATTGGGAAGATAAATATTATTACGAAGCAATGCAGGAGCTTGAAGAGGAAAAAAGACAGAAGAAACGACATGCAGATGGAAAGATAAAAAGAGAAGTTATTTGGCATCAGGTAGATGGTATTGCAGGATATTATGGTTAGAAATAAAAATAAATTAAATGCGTATAAAATACGCGTAAAAAAGTATTGACAACTACGTATTCCATACGTATAATTAAAGCATAGTAATTAAATAAATAATTCATCAAAGGAGAAAAACTTTATGAAAAGAAGAGATTTAGTGAAGCTCCTTGAAAAAAATGGATGGTATTTAAAAAGGAATGGTGGAAACCATGATTTATATACCAATGGTGAAAGAACGGAACCAATTCCAAGACATCCAGAAATCAAGGAACGATTAGCAAAGTCAATTATCAAGAAACTGGGGCTTTAGCCCCGGTCTTGGTAAGTTCATAAAGTATTATTCAAAATTTACATGCCGTATTAGTATCAAGGAGGAAAAATCATGGAAAGGAAAGTAGCGTATCCGATTATTTTAAAACCGGATGAAGAAGGGTATTATGTAGAAATCCCAGATTTTGATATCGCTACGGAAGGCGATACAATAGCAGAAGCTATGGAAATGGCTAGAGATGCTATTGGATTAATGGGAATTGATATGGAAGATGAAGGTAAAACTCTTCCAGAACCAAATTCAAAGGATCAGGATGTAGAAGCAGGAGACACAGTAACATTTGTAGATGTAGACTTTGTAGATTACAGAAAAAAGGTAGATAATAAAGCAGTTAAGAAAAACTGTACAATTCCATATTGGATGAGTGTAGAAGCTGATAAAGCTGGAATTAACTATTCACGTGTATTACAAGATGCAATTTCTAATATATTGGGAATTACAAAAACAACAAAATGCTAATTAAATCTTAAAAAATATATTAATTTTTAAAAGATGCAACACTTTGCGACACCCATATGTGTTATTATGGCATTGTAAAGAAATAAATAAAAGAGAACGAGCACATTAGAAAATATCTGATGTGCTTTTCTTATGCCCAAAAGAAGGTGATAAATATTGAACACAGTTCAACCAATCAGAGACATGGATACAATTCTTGATATTGCAAGGTACTTAAGAAGTAAAAGTGAACGAGAGTACGTGATGTTTGTAACTGGAATTTATTCAGGTCTTAGGATATCAGATATTTTAAAATTAAGAGTTAGAGATATTAGAGGAAAAGATCACATATCCATAAGAGAAAAAAAGACAGGAAAAGAGAAACGATTTCTGATCAATAAGAATTTGAAAAAGATTTTGGAAGAATACACAAAAGGAAAAGATGATCTTGAATACCTGTTAGAGAATCCAAGGACGCACAAACCAATCACAAGACAATGGGCATATGAAACAATCAGAGAAGCAGGCGAGAAGTTTGGAGTGTATAATCTTGGAACTCACACGATGCGTAAGACATTCGGGTATCATATGTACCAGGCAACAAAAGATGCAGCAATGTTGATGAAACTGTTTAACCATGCAGATATTCATATCACATTAAGATACATCGGAGTGGAACAGGATCAGACAGACAAAGCAATATCAAAATTAAATTTCGGTATTTGATTTATTTATTTTTGTACGGAGACATTTACTGTAATGGTCAGTGTTAAGTACAAGGTATAAAATCAGATGCCTTTTATAGTAGAAAAAAACAAAAGTTATATTTGCAGAATATAAGATATGACAAGTCAAAAGAAAAAAATAAAGCGGAATTAACTCAGCGGTTAGAGTGGTGATCTTATAAATCACTGGTGGTTGGTTCGACTCCAACATTCCGTATTCATTCAAGGCAGTAACAGTCAACGAAGGCAAGTGACCATATTTCATTTATTTTGTCAGACTCTGACAAGCCTTGAATGCCAACGTGGTAGTTGTTAGGAACAGGAGCATAAAAAGTAAAAGAATGTTGCTTGGTCATTCTTTATTCCTCCTTTCACAAAAGATATTTATTTATAGTTGCAGTCAATAAGTTGATAAATGGTACATTGGGCGTAGCTCCTTCAGGTTCGATTCCTGATACCACGATTTTGTCAGAGTCTGACAAAGTTATTAACGCAGGATAGAGTAATGGTAACTTGGCGGTCTCCTTAGCC